CCAGAAGTCGCTGGACAAGAAGGAGTACTTCTACCAGTGCAACCAGTGCCCGCTGAAGGACCACTGCGACAAGCGCATCTGCAAGACGCGGCCCTTTGGCATTGGCGATGACGCGAGCGACATGCCGCAGATTAGCGGCCTGACGATCCAGCTGTCGGATCCTCGGCTCTACTTCTTGGACGTGGATGCCAAGCGCATAGAACTGTCGACAGATCAGTTGCAGAACCCTGTGCAGTTCCAGAAGGCGTGCATGGAGCAGATCCAGAAAATGCCCGCCGTTCCGAGGCCTGCGTCATGGCAGCGGCTGGTAAGCGACTTGATGGAGAACGCAACGCTGCTGGAGGTGCCCGAGGAGTTGACGCTGCAGGGCCAGTTCGTGGAGCACCTGCGGGTCTACTGCACCAGCCGCATCAGGGCCATGGTCCCAGAGGAGTTGGAGATGGGCAAGCCCTACACGGATCGAGGACTGACGAAGTTCACGATGAGCGGGCTGACGCAGTTCCTGAAGAACCGGGGCTTCGTGGCGATGTCTCGACCTCAGATGCAGGAGGCGCTGAAGAAGCTGAACGGCGGTCAGCCTTGCAACGGTCACGAGAACATCCGCAAGGAAGACGGCAAGAGGACCACGATCCGAGTGTGGTGGGTCCCTGCCTTTGACGACAAGGACGTTGATCTACCAACCATGGAGGTTTCCAATGACATCCCCTTCTAGGCCTCGCCTGTTGAAGATCGCGGAGGTGTGTGAGTGGATCTGTGTCTCCCGCTCCACGATCTACAAATGGGTGCAAGAGGGTACCTTTCCGAAGCCGCTGATCCTTGGCGGTGGGGAGGACAACAAGACCAGCGCAAGCCGGTGGCGTGAGGACGAGGTGACTGCCTGGCTCGACCAGCGGCCCCGTGCGCGCGATGTCTGACTCGCTGTTGATCTTCGGGCCACCGGGCTGCGGCAAAACGCACACGCTCATCGAGATGGTCCGAGAGGCACTGGCCAGCGGCATCCAGCCCTGGCGCATCTGCTTCGTGTCCTTCACCCGCAAGGCCGTCCAAGAGGCGGTTGAGCGCGCATGTACCGAGTTCAACCTGACCGAGAAGGACCTTCCATAATTCCGGACACTGCACTCAATGGCGTTCCGGCAGTTGGGGCTGACCAGAAACGACATGATGTCGGCGGCAGACTACAAGATCATCGGCGATAGGCTTGGGGTCTCCTTCACCGGCGCGGACATGGTCTCTCCAGACGACGGCATCCTCATGCCTGCGACTGGTGGCAGCGGCGTATACTATCTCCAGATCCTCGACCGAGCGCGCTACCGCATGGTCACTCTGGAGGAAGAGTTCAACAAGGCGAACAACTACAGCCTGTCCTTCTCCAAGCTACGCCAGATCCAAGCTTCACTGACCGCCTACAAATCCACCTTCAGCAAGGTGGATTTCGTAGACCTCATCGACCAGTTTGTATCGTACGTTGATCCTCCGTACTTTGACCTGTTCATCGTGGACGAGGCGCAGGATCTGACGCCACTGCAGTGGGAGATGGTTCACCGGATCCGGGCCAACAGCAAGCGCACGGTATATGCGGGGGATGACGATCAGGCCATCCATGCTTGGACTGGCGTCGAGGTTGATCGGTTCCTCAGTGCTTCAACCGAAAGGCGTGTGCTGACGCAGTCGTATCGTCTGCCGAAAGCGGTCTTCAACCTCGCGTCTATCGTCGTTCGTCGCATCCGACCAGTGAGCCGGGGGAGTTGGACTACCACCTTGGTCTTGACACGGTGCCGCTGCACAAGGGTTCTTGGACGTTGATGGCCCGCACCAACGGGTTCTTGGGGCTGTATCGGGATTGGCTCGAGGAGGCTGGCTACCTGTACAGCCTCAAGGGCAGGCCGTCGCTGCGACCCAAGATGGCTGAGGCGATCTGGACATGGCGCAGCCTTCAGAGAAACGAATCGATTCCGCTCTCTTTGATCAAGAATCTTTATGATCATGTGTCGAAGCAGGGAAAGGACGCTGCCGTAAGGCGCGGGGCATCAGTGCTGCTAGAGAGCGGTGACCCAGCGGGTGACTATCGGTACGAGGATCTGGTGCGTGAGTTCGGCCTTCTGGCGTCCAAGGACCAAGATGCACTGTCCGTGATCAAGATGTCCGAGGACGAGCGCATGTACATACAGGCGCTGGAGCGTCGTGGGGAAAACATCCAGTCTGCCCCGCGCATCAAGCTTTCGACGTTCCATGCGATGAAAGGGGGTGAAGACGACAACTGCGTGGTGTATCTTGGCACCACCATCGCCTGCGCCAGCAACGATCAGGACGACGAGCATCGTGCATTCTACGTCGGCATAACGCGCACGCGAAAGGCCCTTCACATCTTGGACACTGACAGAACCTACAGGTACCACCTATGAAACGTGCTGAAGTCCTCGACACCGCTAAAGGCTATGTGACCCGCGACCGCGCCGCTGACCACGGCAACATGGAAGACAACTTCCGCACGATTGCGGACTATTGGGCGGTTCATCTTGGCGTCGAGGTCACGCCTGCAGACGTCGCGGTAATGATGACGCTGCTCAAGCTGGCGCGCATCCGCAGCAACCCCAAGCACGACGACAATTGGGTGGACGGCTGCGGTTATCTGGCATGTGGCGGGGAGTTGATGGATGCGGCAAACTGACCTGTTCATCGACACGGATGCTGAACTCGACTGGAACATGCCGACCGAGTATCCGGACCTGACCGGGTACAAGCAGATCGCCATTGACCTTGAGACCTACGACCCCAACCTGATCACTCTGGGCCCGGGCTGGGCTCGGAACGACGGCTACATCGTCGGGGTCGCCATCGCCGCCGGGGACATGTCTGCCTACTTCCCGATGCGGCACCAGAACGGTCACAACCTTGACCCGAAGATGACCATGCGCTGGCTGCAGAGGCAAATGGCCACGCCGCAGATCGACAAGATCATGCACAACGCCACCTACGACGCCGGGTGGCTGCAGGCCGAGGGCGTGACGATCCAAGGCCGGATCATCGACACGATGATCACGGGGGCCATCGTTGACGAGAACAGGCTTTCCTACAGCCTGAACAACCTCGGCAAAGACTACATCGACATGCGCAAGGACGAGCGTCTGCTGCGCGCTGCCGCCAAGGAGTGGGGCTTCGACCCCAAGAGCGAGATGTGGCGTCTGCCGCCTCGCTACGTTGGCGGCTACGCCGAGCAGGACGCGGTCATGACCCTCAAGCTGTGGGAGCGCCTGCGCACGGAGATCGAACAGCAGGACCTGTGGAACATCTGGAACCTCGAGACCAGCCTCATTCCGCTCATGATCGAAATGCGCAAGCGCGGCGTTCGGGTGGATTTGGATGGCGCGGAGAAGGCCAAGACGCTTCTGAAAGCAAGGACCAAGGACCTACGCGCGCAGATCAAGAACATCAGCGGCGTGGACATTGATCCTTGGGCTAGCGCCTCGGTTGAGCGGATGTTTCAGGCTCTCAACTTGGAGTATCCGAGGACCGACGCTGGAGCGCCGTCATTCACCAAGCAGTATCTCAACGCCCACCCGCATGAGGCCTGCCAGATGCTGGTTCGGCTGCGGGAGTTTGACAAGGCGGATGGTACTTTCATTGACACGATTTTACGGCATCAGTATAAAGGACGCATCCACTGCGAGTTCCACCAGCTGCGTAGTGACGACGGCGGCACGGTGACAGGCAGGTTCGCGTCATCGTCTCCCAACCTCCAGCAAGCCCCTGCCCGTGACCCAGAGATCAAGTCCCTGATCCGTGGACTGTTTCTCCCCGAGGAAGGGTGTCGCTGGGGGTCGTACGACTATTCGTCGCAGGAGCCTCGGCTGCTGGTGCATTGGGCCGCGAGCCTTCCTGACACCGTCAGGCATCCGATGGTCGATCACATCGTCGAGCGGTACCACACGGAGAATGTGGACCTGCACCAGATGGTGGCGGACATCGCGGGGATCAGCCGCAAGCAGGCCAAGGTCGTGAACCTTGGCATCATGTACGGCATGGGTAAGGGCAAGTTGGCCAATCAGCTTGGGATCTCGGTTGAGGAAGCCGAGGCTCTACTGGCCACGCACCACCAGCGTGTTCCCTTCGTGAAAGGCCTCGCCGAGATCGCGACGCAGCAGGCGGATAAGTACGGGACGATCCGGACGCTGCTAGGGCGCAAGTGCCGCTTCCACCTCTGGGAGCCTAAGTTCGGCTACAAGAAGCCGCTGCCGCTCGAGGAGGCGCGCAAGGAGTACGGTTTTGCGCTTCGCAGGGCCTTCACCTACAAGGCGCTGAACAAACTGATCCAAGGCTCGGCTGCCGACCAGAACAAGCAGGCTATGGCAGATTGTCACAGGGAGGGCCTAGTTCCGATGCTCACGGTCCACGATGAGCTTTGTTTTTCAGTGGAAAGCGACGCTCAGTCGGCTCGGATTATCGACATAATGGAGAATGGACTTGGGCACGTTCTCAAGGTACCATCCAAGGTAGACGTGGCACTTACGAGCAACTGGGGAGAAGTCGATTGAAGCAGGAGTTCAAATCGCTGGGGATCAAGGACATGCACC